TGGTCGTTAATAAAGGCCTCAAGATCCTCATAGACTTCCATCATGTTAAGAACTGATCCGTCCAGAACCATTAAACTCCCCTCATTGATGAACTCTTCATACTTTTCTCTAAGAGATGGTTGAAGCTTCATCAAAGTCTGAGAGGAAATGTAAGCTCGGGTCTTAACTCCGAACTGTCCTCCATAAAGGGGGAATAAAAAAGTAAAAGCACAGAAGTCGTCTCCTCTTGAGAGGTCGATTCCCATGCTGCATTGCATCTTCCAGAAGTCTCTTGGACGATGAGGAAGAGTTTCTTCGTATGTAAAGTAGTATGTATAACCCTGCATTGGAATGCCAAAGCGTTTAGCCAGAATATCATTCCTAGCCGCCGGGGCTTTCTCAGACCGTTCCTTATCGAGCTGATAAGTCTCATATGTAACGGTCTTTCCAAGATTCGGATTTGCTTTAATCCACATGTTAGGGTCTTCAACTTCTTTGATGTCGTCGAGCCGATACCACCAAATAGAAACGTGAGGATTGTAATAATCACCTCTAAGAATGTCCATTAATTCCATTTTGATTGTATCACCACTGCCATTACGAACGGTTCCTTCCGAACTTGTCGCAATGATCAGCCAGTTGTCATTCTTAGAAGCTCCCTGCTCTATGGCGCCGACTACATCTTCCCTGACATCACCGGAAAGCCACTCATCAATAGTGGCAACGTTTGGTCTCATTCCCTGAAGTTTGTCTATGGACATTGGACGAACTTCAAGGAGTGAACCAGTAAGGAAATTCTCAATTCCTTTCTTGGTCGAAGCCAGTTTGGCTCTTGCCGCTCGATTACCAGTTGTATTCTGCAAAGAACCGAAAGTAAGAAACTTAAACAAAGGTCCTTTTGATCGAATAATGGCTGTCCGTATAGGTGACATGACCTCATCGGCCTGCTTCATAGTCGGAGCAGTAGTCATCTGATAAGTCGTTTTCGTTGTGCAATTCTGCTCATAAGCTTGCACACAAGAATCGAATAATGATTTAGCAGCGCCACGTCCTACGATCAAATAGAGCTTGTTAATGAGACGTTTCTTAATACGTTTCTTTACATAACGACCTCCATGACCATTCGTGAATGGAACATAAACAGATCGTTCTACAAAGTAATACCATCCATAGATCATCTCGCCCCAAAGCTTGAACGATTCTAGTAAATGGAGATCACTTCCATCGGTAAGAGTCAATTCTGACTCACAAAACTCAATAAATCCTTCTACTTTTGCTTCGTCATAGTAATACCGTGGATCTGCAATGAGGTCATCGATACGGTTCATTTCAAGAGAAATCAGTTCATTGACGATAATGTCGCCTCTTAGAACTTTTTCTCTAAATTCACCGTAATACTTTGGAACGGCTGTATTGGATAACATACGTTAATTCCATTTCCTTATAGTGTCAACAATGCCGATAGTACCGCCGACAATACCTATTACTGCGCCAGTTGTCATGAGAATCTTTTCGGCCATCTCCGCACCACGACGCGTATCTTCGCCCGTTAGTTGATTGTACTGACGTTCCAAGTTCATACGATTGATTACCTTACGAAGTTCGTCGTCAGACATTTTTGATGCCAGAGAGTTCTTCGTGGACTTTCCCTTCCAAGTTCTAGCAATATCTGCACCAGAGCGAGCAATGTTGGCACCGCTAATTGCAGCATTCTGACGTTCTTTTGCAACTTTGTCGGCTTGTTTTTTCTGATCTCGGTTCATTTCTGAATATCTTCCGTAACGGATCTTACCTTCTTCAGTTAACGAACCGTCTTCATTTTGAAAACGTCGGCGTCCCCATCTCATTCCTGGAATTCCTGAATGATCAAGATGAGGGCTAATCGGAAGTGTTCCAATGTAATATGTCAATGATTGTCACCTCTTTTTTAGATCGCGATTATTACAATGACTATAATGAACCAGAAGCATTATTAAAAAATAGGAGGATTTGAAAATGAGTATGGTCAAAGGTATTATCGGAGTTAGTGCAGCTTTGGTCGGTGTATTATTCGTGGCAGGAAAATACGCAGACAAAAAGTATGCAGAAGGATTTAAAGATGGATACGTGGAAGCACAACGGAACAGTAAAATCAACAAACAAAAGAATGATGCGACGGACAGGTTATTTGACTTAATAAATCAAATGAAAAGAGAAAAAGAAAAGATTGTGGTAAAAAGAACAACAAATGAAGAAAAGCTTAAACACATGGCTTTAGTAGAAAAGTATGGCTTGGAAGAAGCCGAAAAGATCGTGTGGAAAAACATGAACAACAATAAGGGCTAACAAGCCCTTTCTTTTTTGCCTTGTCTGACATATCGCACAAATTACAACGGGTATAATGAAACAATAATTTTAAGGAGGACATTACAATGTCATGGTTTAACAAAACACCCGAAGAGAAAATTATCGAGGAAATCAGAAAAGAGAATGAACGAAAGAAACGGCAAGAGTTCATTGATGGCGTAGGTGACTTCGTTGCACAGAATGGAGCAACCATCGTTGGAGTTCTGGTTTTCACAGGTGCGGTTGTTGGCTCAGTATGCAAAGTAGTAAATACTGTAACCCGCTACAACACCAAGAAAGTGGAAGTCCAGAGACGGAAGCAAGTTTATGACAGAAGCACCGGAACATATATGGATCTCAAGCGGAAACTGAATTCGAGAGATTATGAAAACATCGGAAAATTGAAAGGTGAAGGAATGAAAACTGGTGAGGCATTGAAGAAATTAAACCTTATTAAGTAAACGATTATAGGGGCTTTTACAGCTCCTATATTTTTTTTTTTCGAAAAATTAGCAATCGTTGTATTTTCAGGTAAAAATAAGAGAAGAAGTTCTAGTAGTCCATTTCAGGGCCGCTAAAACCTCTTCTTCTATTATAGCCTATGTAATTCTCGCGAGGTTAATCATCAAGCTCAGGCCATACGCCTTCCCAGGATCCCCCTCGTTCATCAAACTCTTTTCGATACTTTTCAACCTTAGCTCGATCTTCTTCGGACACGTACGGTAAGAAATCTACTTCTTCGCCTTTATCCATAATTTCTAATCCATCAATGTTTTTGTCGAAGAACCATTTTCCATCTGGCCTATAAGTCCTTGGCAACCCGAAACCAGTGTGGCGCATACTGCCATCCCACGTTTTAGGTTGTATAGACACTGCACATGCGTCTTTGTCTTTCGAGTAATACAAACCAGTAATAATATCTTTCGGATTGTTTTGGCTAAAATTTAATACGAATGTTTTTGCATCAAACATATCGCATCCCTCCTTTCACTATAGCCTCTGTTAATCTCGCGATCTGAATATCTCTTTGAGAGCATCTGCTTGAGCAACAGCCTCTGTGAAATCATTGAACGCAATTTCCGTGTTCTTAAAAACACCACTTACGACGTATTGAAAATAATGGTCTGGACTGACAGTTCCCTGCGATTGAGGATCTATAAACTCGATAACGCCATTAACCATTTCCCATGCCATGAAATGTCCCGTAGAGTTTTTATTTCGTCCTCCAGTCATGCCAATCATTCCACAATGACCATCTGTTGGATGATACTTATCCATTATGGCTTTCGTCAAACTCTTTTTGATATTCGCAACAGAAGACGAGTCTAATCCTTCGCCTTTCCTACAATAAGGGAATTTGACGCCTTTGGAAAAGAAGTCTGTTATGTTCGAAGGTATGAAAGGGCTTCCTTCAAAGTCATCTCGGATCTTCACGTCAAGGCCAAGGCGTCTAAGACACCATCCCATAGATGCATATCCGCAGTTGTCGCTAGTTGCCCATGCAGTAACATTGTAATTAGGGTTAACCGCTGCTGCATCAGCAACTTTACTCATACCAACAGTCTTCAGTTTAAACCCACATTGCTCGGCTATTCTCTTTCCGGCTTCGGAGATTGTTGCCTTTGGAACTTTTGGAGCAGCAGTTGCCGCAGCACCGGCAATCGAATCGATAGGACGACTTCCATAATCCGCCGCCACTCGTTTTAGTTGATCTCCTCCAAGAGCGGACAGTTCATCAAATGCCCCGGACTTGTAAAGAGCATAAGTTCCTGCAGCAGCAATTGCCGCAGCGGCTGCAACTTTTATAGCAGTTTTCTGGCCATCGGTCAAACCTTTTCTTTTCAGCTGTAAACTTTTAGTTTTTGCTTGAGCTTTACTTTTTCTGTCGTAAAGTTCTTCATTCCGACCACCTCCAAGTGACTTCCTATAGCCGGCTTTCTTCTCAGCTTTAGAATGATCTTCAGCATCTAGTGGATATGGCGGTCCATTCAGTTTGCCCCACTTCATGCCAAGAATTCCATGGTGTTCGAGATACCCATTATACGGATTATAAAGATTGATCATCATTCGGATAGATCACCTTCTCATTCTCTTCACGGATCCGCCACTCACATTCAGCAAGCTGCTCTTTATAGGCGGTAAAGGTGTTCTGGCTCATGCTGTTAACATCCCATACCATTTTGACTTTGTAGAAAAGGTAGTTCTTCACAAGTGGGACAAGAGACGGGTTTGTAAGGAAATCTGCAAAGGTCTCTTCTGCTCCATTGATCATGAAGCCATCGCTGACTCCTATCTGCTTCAGAGTCAGCAATGCAGAATTGATGAACACGATTATCTCCGTGTCAAATGGCGTGTACTCCTCTGCGAGGCCAAGAAGTCTTTTTACAGTATTAAGTATACTATCGTTCATATGATGCTCCTTTAGCTAACCCATAAAGCTGCATAGGACTGTTAGGAGGACTTTCGAAAACGGAAGGTTCACTTTAAAAGGAGGATTAAAATGAAGAATAGATCCCATGACCAGCAGGAGGTGTGCCCTATGCAGCTTTATGAGTTAGCATTATTATCGTTTCCAAGGACAAGTATCATTAGGGGTTCTAGGAGTATACATTTTAGGTAAGAGACTTGAGTCTCCATAGTGAATCGCCTTGTGGGTCCTATCCGAAACACAAACCAAATACTCAGGGTTCAAGATGTCCGGGTTGAAATGCTCGAGATCTTCAAGGGTTATAGGATTCATGTGATGGATCACGATCGGTCCTGAAATATCGTAGCCTTCCATTCCCATGTCGCAGCCATTGTCTCTAATTATCACCTGCCGTCGAGCTCTGATCCATTCGGTAGACTTATAGAATGACTGGTTCAAATATCGTTCAAACCCAAAGGTCGAATCTCCAACCTTACCTCCAGCTCTAAGATAGTCGAACCTTTCGGCATAAGTCTTAATGTTCTTTAGTTCGGAATATCTTCTATTCGTCAACATACTCGTAATCCAAATCAATGTCTTCCTCGTCGTCATAGCCGTTGTATCGTCTCATAGAGACTAAAGCATTTTCGACAAGTTCATCATAGCGCTTCTGAGATCTGGCCAAGTCTGCTTTTGCAGCCAATAGCTCTGTCTCGGTTTCGAGTTTCTTTCGTTCGAGTCGTTCTCTGGCTGTGCCGAGTTTTAGAAAATGTGTTAACTCCTGAGAAGTTGCAGTGTGATTGCGAATTCTATCCTCGACTTCGTTCATAGCGAGCAATATCATCTGATTCTCTCGCTCTTCGGGATCCATCGCATGTGTTTTCGCTTTAGCCATCGGCTCCGCACATCCTATCTGTAAAAATCAGTGTGAGTTTCTCAGTAGTTCTCATCACTTTCCTCTCCTTTCCATAAAGAAACCCAGGGGTTTAATTAGAGATATCAAGACTTCTTACCACTATACTACCCCTTTATAGTGGCCGAAAGGAGCGCCTGAATATCACCTCAGGTCTTTTGAAGTCTCAATACCCCTAATTAAACCCCTGGGAATATCAGTAACATTTAGGGAAATATCCCCCGGGGAATTTTCAATG